TCTATACCTTGAACATGGTTGTATTTCCAACCAAGAGCCAATCCCGGCCCTGCATGTGCCGGTAACGATAAACAAACTAACGCAACCGATATTAACAGTAACTTCTTCATGGTGTCACCTCTATTATTTCAATCGAACTTATCAAAACCCCACCGTATAATCTTCCAGCATTAAAGCCGTTAATTGTCGTAGTTCCCGCACTTTGTGCGCCCATTCTTAATTTAAACGTTGTAGATGAAGTAGTGCCTGCGGCCATTTCATGGAAAACGGTGCTTCCATGGGTTGAGCCTGTCTCACTCTTATGTTCACCAACAACAGCTATAGCGCTTGCTGTGCTGTCCTGAAACAACGCCAAAGTCTGGACACCAGCTACCGTGTGCGCATAATGCACGGTGCCTCTTATAATCAACCTGTTGGCTGTTGCTTTGGGGGTGATCGACACTGTGACAATCTCGGTCCCTTCACTTGATTGGGGTATTGTATCGTCAAAAGCTATTAGGGTGGTCTGTGTTGATGATGCCGCAGTGGTTCCTATAACTTTTTGTACAGGTGTTCCGCTTGTTGCCAGCACACCCTCGCCGGACGCTTTGATGTAATCGGGGCATCTCCAGGTTCCGCTTGCATATTGGAAGCACTCTACCTCGTCACCTGCTGCTGTCGTGATATCCAACCCGCCCGAAAGAATAAGGTTCGTAGCGTCATGTGTGAAAACCAAAACACCATCAAATTGAAGTTTGATTAAATTTTGCTGAATAGCAGTTATAGACGTGATTGCATTTGTTCCGGTAATGTCAAAATAGTTACCATCTGTTCCAACTACTAATGCAGTAGCACTGGCTACGTCTGCGCCTTTCTCCCACGCCCCTACAGGAACGCCGGAACTTGTTTGATAATTTAGAAGCCTATAATCACCAGAAGCATATTCTATAAACTCAGCTTCATCACCCGCAGAAGTTATAATGTCATCACCACCTAGAAGTATGAGATCGGTGGCATTATGTGTGAGCGTGAGAATTCCATCAAAATGCAGCTTTATAATAGTACCCAAAAACCCGGTAGTATTGATGCTGGTTATTGTGGAAGTTCCTGTTACGTCAAAAGAATTACCATCTATCAGTATGGGTAATGCCGTGGCACTGGCTACGTCTGCGCCTTTCAGCCAATTTTTTTGTTCTTTAGAACCGTTCCATGTCCAGTCTGAAGTCGTGGTGGTATCACCTGCGGCAAGAGTTCCGCTACCATCAGGCTGTATGACCCATGTAAGGTCTTCGTTCACGGTTTCCGAGCCGTCAGCATTCAGCGTCACCAGACCAGTTCCGGCGTTATAAATCGTAGCAATAAAAGCATTCTCAACAGAAGCAATGGCGGGCAATGTCAGCGTGGTTGTGCCGGTCACATACAACTGAGCGTTGGCATGAACCGCAGACGTCAGAACCGTATTTGTTGAGATTTCAACAGTCTTCTCGCCAAACGATAAACCGATGCTGATGTTATCGTGTGACCATACCGCGCCGGTATTAGCGTCAGCAGCGGCCTGTGTCGCATATAATTCAATCTTATAAGCTTCATCCAAATAAGGGATTATCTGATTACCGGATACTTCGGGATAACCATCAGCATTCAATACTGTGTCTGTCACAAGCGTGTTGCCGGTGCTGTCTGTCGCCAGCGTTATGTTCGTGGTTGTTCCGGCAGAATAGAACTTCAATACAAAGCCCGATGCTGGATCACCGTTAGTGTCCACATACTGAACTGCTGTACGACTTATAGGTTGAAACGCCCACGCCGTGGAAACAGTTGCGAACAGCAGCAACAGCGTCATTAATAAACTTCTTAACATCTACTCATTCTCCTCGTTCAACATTTCTATCAATAACACTCTGTCAACGCGCAACTGCCTGAGAACACCAGCGTCTTTTTCTATTGTTATAAGCCTGTCAAGACCAGATATCAAAGCACCCACATCTTTTCGTACTGTAGCGCTGAGAACACCCCTGAAAGGTAATGCAAGAAGCTCTTTAACACCTAACGTTATTGTCCCGGCGGTCTTGAGGAATAATCCAGTAGAAGGTATTGCATCATCTATTTTCTTAACCGCTCGTCTAATAAGATCGCTTTTTTCACGACCGACTTTGGGGCTTAGATTATCACGTGTCTGGAACAACAGAGATTGTTCTTTTAGAGATTTCTTGACACCAGCACCGGGAGCTTTTTCGGCTATGAAATCATTAATTACAGCACGCATATCACTAATGGCGACATTCACCGCTTTATCTGCTGTACTGTCGAATATGTCACTTCCCGATTTGGTCTTGGTCTGTCTTCTCAATTCAGCATCTATTTGTTTTCTGGCATTCAACAAACCTGCTGCTGTACCGGGATTAGCGTCAATCGCGCTATCTATTATACCTCTGAGTTTTACAACTATGTTTTCGGCATTACCAACAAGGAACGCATTGTTTTCGATCAACTCTCCCATCTTCTTATTGAGACGCGCCTTGACTTCCGTTCTAGGAAATATTTCACCCAATCGTTCAAGATTTTTACCTAATTGAACTGCTTCTTTGTCGATGGCCTCGATTACAACATTCTGATTAAGCGTCAATGATTGATTTTTCTTGACCGGCAAACGATCAACAATTTCTGCTGCTGCTGTTTCAGATTTACTAAGACCGATAACTCTTTTGCGTGTGATGCCTTTTTCTGATAATTGTCCTTTCTCGGAACGAGCGGCTATATCTTTCGGTGTTTCCAAAGGTCGGACAAGTTCATCAACAAATTCTTTTCTTTTACCAATAGATTTCTTGACACCTGACTTAGTTGTTGCCGCGCCCAATTCTTTAAGTCCCGGCGCTCTGCGCACTGTGCTAAGACCGAAAGCGGTCAATGCAGCAATATTTCTCTGCACATTGGGGTCTTGCAATTCTTCTCTTATGTTCTCGGACACCGTACCTTCACCGCCAAATCCGGCGGGTAATCTGCCGACCGTAGCTTCAGCTAAGTCGGTAATATTTCTAACGCCTCTGCCCACCGTAGCACCGGCGACACGTCCGAGCGCCTCCAACGGTTCCTGCACTGGTTCGGGTAATTTCTCAAATCCCGCCTTGGCGGTTTCCCCAAGAACATCAACCCCCGCCAACAATGTTTGACCGCCTCGCTGAAAACCAGACTGTATAGCGCCTATCTCACCCCGCTCTTGGGCTTCTAATGTCTCCTGTGCGGTACTTTCACGACGCGCTAGGTCTTCTTGTATGTTTTCGCCGAGCGTAGGCTGTGCCGGTTCTTCTCGTCGTTTTCTAACTAAAGCTATTGCTCTGTTACGCTCCAAATCTAAAAGTTCAAGTTCTTCTGCTTCGTTTAACGGCATTATTGTTCACCTTGTTTGTCCAACAGAGCCTTACGTCTTGCCGCTTGTTGTTGTGTGAACCCGCCCGCCAACGCATCTTCATCATCTTCATTGGTTGGCGCGAATAATGCTAAATCGTCAATACTCGGTCGATTGGGGTCATTTCTAAACGCTTCTGTATAGCCGTCAAAAGTTCCCCCTTCCCTAAACCAGCGCATTTGACCTTCTTCGAAAGCTATCTCTATTTCATTCAATTTTTGAGCAAGTCGCATTTGGTTAAGTAATCCGTCCCTGGATGCAGATAATGTACCGGCGGCTATTTCCGCTCTCTCACCTTCTTTGTCAGATATAGCGCCTTTTAAAAGTTCTGTTTTTTCCAAAGTTTGATCTTGTATTCTGGATTCTAAGGCATTAAAATCAGCAACCGTTTTAGCACTCTCTTTGTCTAAAAGCCCCATTTGAATAGCAACAGTCTTTGCTTTGTTAAATGCGCGAGAACCAAGACCCGTTTGAATATCGGGATTGTTTTCAATCAACCTTATAGATGTTGACAGGGATCGGTTGGTGCTTTTAAGTCTTTTAACGTCTTCACGTTTCGTCTTAAATTCTTTGGCTATTTCTTTTCGATCCGCTTCTAAAAAATCTGCCTCTCCGGGAAATCTTTCTTCACCACCAACACCTGTTCCGACATTGATTGTTTGACCACCTGTTTTCTCTTCAATGAATCCCTTGGAAATTAGATCATTTATTTGTGCTCCCGCTCCTGCACTAGTTAGGTCTACCGCAATTGTTTGCCCATCTTTAGTAAAATTCTGTACATCTGGTTTTGCGGGCGCTTCGATCAAACCCCTGGAAACGCCTATTTTGATTAGTTGTTCTGTTGATCGTTTTAATTCTGCAATCTGTTCGGGGTTGCCGCTTCTAATAGCTTCTAAAGCTATATCTGTATCAGCAGTGTCAACCTCTTCACCTGCGGTTATTCTTTCACCTAATTTAGCGCGGCGTGCCATTAAAACGCGCTCGGCACCTTCAAGGTCGTTGGCTGCTAACAACGGGTCTAATTCCTGAGAACCAAACACTGTGCTTTCTATTCTGGCTTTTTCTCTCTTGGAACCGGTGTCAATTCCCTGATTGATTATTTGCAGTTGTTTTAAATCTTCAGCACTTTCAGCCGCTGTTGTAGAACGTACGTCAGCGCGTTCAGCACGGATATCAGCCTTTCTCACTCTAGCGGCTTCTGTATCAAGACGTACATCTTCACGTTCCTGGGCCTTTTTTTCTACAAAAGCAGCAGACGGTCCCGATGACAAATTTGATATATCTACAGACCTAACCTGTAATGATAACAGGGGGTTAATTGCCATATGCGGCCTCCATTATAATATGTTTAATACCGTTTATTTCGATCACGGCATCAGGGTTGACTTTTTCAACATCTTGAGCCATGACATTAATTTGAGGTATATCGCTACCTATATAGTTGAACAAGTAAACGGGCAAACCATTGGGTAATTGACCCACCCGTTCGATATTCTCTTTAACTCGTATATCACAAGCAGCTATGGCGGCGGTGGCAACGTCCCCACCTAACTTCAGGAAAGCATTAGCGGCATCAGTTCTTGCGTTCGCAGCACCAACCACACCCGCAGCACTCGCGGCAGCGCCGGACGTTGTAAGATCGGCCCTTGCGCCCACACCGGTTTGCGCAAGGTCGCTTATAGTGGCTGCGCCTCGCTGCGTGGCTGTAGCTTGCCCTGCTGCTGCATTTGCGCCAAGTGTAACAAGGTTTTGTCTCTGTGTAATGTTCTGGTTCAGCAGGTCACTGCCGAGCAACACCAGACTGTTTTGCAATGCTTCTTCCGTGCCGCCTGATTGTGATTTACCTCTTGCTGCGGAACTTTTTAAAATGTTCGTCTTTGATTCTTCAGCAAGTGCCGTGAAAAACGGATTATTACGTATGAAATCTAACTGTACTGTAGGGTCCGTTATAAGGTCTTTCAAACCGGCAATCGTTTCAGCACCGGCCTCTTTAAAAGGCGCAAGATCGGCGCGTGCAGTAGCTAATGATTCTTTTTGAAAAGCTATCTGTTCTCTGGTTACTATTCCCTGTTCTTTTGCGGCTTCGCGAGTTGCCCTGGCTTGAATATCTCCTGCCTCTCTTGCGGCATCTGCTGCATCACCACCGCCGCCGAATATTGTTGAAATCTTACTCATTGGAGAACCTTCCTCATAAAGAAACCATTGTCTTCAAAACCTTGTCTTTTGTAGATTGCGCGTAACCCGCGATCAGTACGCCCATCATCGTCAAATCCTGCTGAACTGGAACCATAAAAATATTTACAACCTTTATTAGTGGCAAACCGAACTGCCTCGCTCACGAGTAATTTCCCGGCATTGTGAACACGTTTGTCTTTATCAACATAAAGCAGGAACATACAAGACACCGGGTATTTAGTGTAATGTCTTGAAATATCGAATATAATGAATCCTATAATCTCGTCATCATTCTCAGCAACAAGAACATGATGTGTATCACATGCGCAGGCATAGCCTAATGTTTGTGCAAATCGGACCGGGTCAAAACCACCTTCTTCGAAATTACTTTCTTCGTAGAATTTATCACCCATTGCAACGATTACCGGAATGTCTTCTTTGGTTCCTCGGCGTATTTTCATATTCCTACCTCAATATCAACAACCGCAGAATGAAACGACCAATAAACCGGGTCAGAAACTTTAAGTCTTATCACCAGACTGGTGAAGGTGCCTAGACCATGCAATTCAACTATTGTTTGCCTCTTGCCAAGCTTTCCGGCCTGTATCCACATTTCAGTTCCGAACGTTGCGCCGTCATCGTCAGACATGGAAATCATTACAATCGGATCAGAACCTTGACCGGCTAACAAACCGATCCCTGTTTCCATGATCAATTCGAACCTGTTAACTTCTATAGTTTTACCGGGAGAACCGATAAGACCGCCGTGAATAGGCGCTGTATCCCGCGTTCTGATGATCGGATCACCGTTGTCGGTAAACGTGTCGAAATCAAGTTCATAAACATTGCCGGAAGTATAATCACCGATTAAATGCTTGCCGTGCGCTTTCATATATGAATTAGCAAGACTACGACTACCCACCGTACCGTTAGACCATTCAAACCACTCACCGCCGCGAGGGTACACCCAGGTTCTTTGAGCGGTTGGAAACGTCAACATTAACAACCATGTGCCCTCTAAGTTGAGCGTCCACATTATAGCATCTGAGGTGGTCGTATAAGATTGTATCGCTCTGACAAGTGATTGATCGGAAATATTGGTTAAGTTGGACCCTTGCACGGCAACAACTTGTAAATCTTCGGTAAGCCAATATATAAAATCGTCGTCATTCGTCACAGCATGTAAAGCGCCAAGCCCCACCGGTATAAGACCCTGTTCAATTCGATCAAACGGCGGTTTCCCCACTCCTGAATTCCAATGCGGTTCCGTTGTCACATCACCGAGCATATATGCAATCTGTGCATGTACATAAATTCTCGTCAAATCATCAGCATTACTCTCTGCTGTAGCAAAATTCAAAGCATCAATGCTCGTAGCATCACCAACATCGGACGAAACAAATCTACCACCATCACCGTCAAAAAGCATTTGGTTATTCAAATGAGCAACACTGTTAGGTGTTTCAAGATCAGCATCCGTAATTTCTGTAACTACAGCGGTGTCCCACTGATATGCTTTACCATCTGTGACGATGACTACGTTCGAACCAATACCTTCTAATATGCAGCGTTCTGCGCCGGGTATGGTTCCCAAAGAAGTTGACACCCCCGCACTGTCAAAACTAAATAGATTTTCCCCGGAGACTTGGTAAGCAATAGCAAGATGGGTTAACATGCCACGGTCGGCATTTCCTGTTGTACTGCCAAATAATTTTAATCCGGGGAAACCTTCAAGAATATAAGTATCTTTAGCCAACGGTTCGTCTATCCGCCGAGGCCAAAAATTCCGGGTCAACTGATTAGATAAAGCTCTCGATTTAAGCTGCGCTGTACCGCCGGTGATATTTAACGGAACTGTTACCATTAATAATCTGTCGCCTCCTCTGACGTGTCGTATTCTTCACCAACTATACGCCTGATTTCTTTCTTAGCTCTCCAACCTGGGGGACCGGAAATATCACCGGCCACAGCCTTTATTCTGTTGTATCTATCAATCGAAACACCATATGTACCAAGGCAGTTATCAGCGACAAGAGCAACGACATGCGGAACGACTTCAGCAGGGATTGCGCCCGTTGAAGTCCATGTCGCAAGACCTTCCACTTTCAAATCAGCATACACCTCGTCATACGCTTCTTCTATGCGAACTTTATTTTGGTCCTGCAAAGCTTGACCCAACCTGCGCAAACCAAGATCACTTGCCGCTCTGTTTCTGACCTCTGCCTTGGTAGCCATTATTTATGCTTTTTGTTTCGCTTATTGGCTTCATCTTCAAGTTTTTGATCTCTTTTTTTAGATTTCACCGCTCTGGCTTTTGCCACTTCATCTTTTTCGTACATTTCTTCAATGTCGGCTTCGCCCTTAACAAAACAAGGATGACCAACAATTTTACCGAGCACTTGGGGATTAGAAACAGGTGTGGCTTGACCTCTTATGAATTTTTGCAATCCCATGAAATTAATCAAATGAGGAGGTTCATCGCCTGCGCCCACGTAGGTATAAATTTCACCATCTTTGGCAGGTTCAGCTTTTGGTTTGGGCTTAGGAGCCGCCACAGGCTTGGGTGTAGCTGGTACAGGCTTAGGAGCCGCTACAGGTTCAGGAACAGGCTTAGGGGTAGCTGCTACAGGCTCTGGTGCTGTTTCAGCCGGAAGTGCATCATAAGCTTTATCAACTGCTTCTTTTGCCCTGCTTTCAGGTTTTACACCAGCTTTTCTAAGCGCGGTGAGTTTTTCGTTATATGAAGTCATAAT